CCAATCGTCGTTCGTCAGCGATGCGTGAGTCATCGGATTCTAGAATCACAAACGATTCCAGGCTTCAAGTCGCTATTTTAGCGCCTATGGGCGAATGCCGGGACCCAGATCGTAAAGCGCTGAGATCTAAAATAAATTCGCCTTGGATAGCGGGCGTCGCGCTATGTCATCTGGCTCCCGGCATTCGCCGGGACGAGCGGAGGAAGAGTACCTCCGGCGTTTGGCATCATCCCCGCGTCACGGCCGTCCAAGACAGCGCTCCGGCATTGTCGATCACGCCCTTCCAGGTGGTCCCATCGGGCGAGCTCAGTAGGATCGCTGGCTGCGCCGCGCCCCGTTTGGCGTTCAGGCCATCGGCGCGTTCGATCTCGCCCCGCACCTGGGCCTGATCGGCGCGGTCATAGGCGGCCGGGGGGACGGGCAGCTTCACATCGGGTCTCCCTGGATCATGTCCAGCCGCATCGTCCCGATCCGCCAGCTGGATGCGGCCGCGCCGGTGAAGCGCACCCGGATCTCGCGGGCCTGGAACAACAGGTCGGTGGGGCTGGTCAGGCTCACCGGCCCATAGGTCGTTTCCGCCCCATTGGGCCACATCCGGCCAAGGAAGGTCGCGGTAACATCGCCGTCGTTCAGTTGGTCGGGAACCACGCGCTGCACCTCGGCCATGGCGTCCCCCTGGCCGATCTCGATGGGTCCGGTCTCGATGAAGGGCGCGGCGCCGTCGAAATTCAGCCCCGTCTCATGCTCGTAGAGATAGCCCGACGCATCCACCATGATCGGCGTGGGCAGCACGCCCCGCCCGCTGCCCGCCGTGCGCGCCAGGGCGCCCAGGGTCCAGATATTGGCCCCCGCGCGCTGGCTCTCGCGATAGGCCCAGACCACATAGCGATCGTTCTCGGCGGAGCTGGCGGAGGGATAGAACCACCACACCTCGCCCTGGTCGGCCAGATGCACCGCCGTCACCTTGCTGACCTGGTTGGGGTTCAGGTCCGCGAACACCGCGTCCCACACCGCGCAATCCAGAGGCTGCACGGCCTGGCCATCGAAGAACCAGAACCCGCCCCGGCCCATCCACACCGCCAGGGAGTCCCGCGTCGAGACCGCGCCCTTGCCGATCACCCCGCAGCCGGAGCCTTTGCGCTCGAAGCCATAGACCAGGGGCGCGCCGATATATTGTGCGGACCAGACGTCGACGTCCGTGAACAGCAGCGCGCCGCCCGGAACGGCCTTGCCGCATTGCAGGGTGCCCACGGTGGAGAGGTCGAAATCGCCGGCCTGGTTGGTGGCGTCCGCGCTCCACAGCGTGATGTTCTGCTGGTCGCACCACGCGACCCGGCGCCCATCGCCGCCGGCGCCCAGGGCGAACAAAAAGCCATCGGGCGTCACCACGATCCCGGCGCAGCCCGTCGGCGCTCCGCTCACCACGGCAGCCGCCGTCCCCGGGTCCAATGTCCAAAGATAGACCTTGCCGTCCGTGTCCGAACAGCCGACCAGGTCCTGGCCCCAGCTATCCAGCGACCAGACGGTCGCGGGCAGATAGGCCACGGTATTGGGCGGCGGCACGCCATAGTAGCCGGTCCCAAAGGTCCCGCCGCCATAGCCCAGGTTCTGCGACCCATCGGCGCGGCCGGCCGTAAAGCCGCTGGGCGTGATGTCGTGATTGGCGCCGGCCTCGTCCTGCACATACAGGTGCGAATGGGTCCCCACGGCGATCCATCGGTTGTTGGCGTTGTCGCGCCAATTGATAACCGCGCGCGACGCGCCGGTGAACGCCGCCGCCGGCGACCGCGGCTGCCAGCCGCCGATCGGCTTGACCTGGCCCTCCTGAAACCGGATCAGGCTGGCGTCGTACCAATGGCCCTTGGCCTGATAGATCGTGCCGCTGCGGACCAGGCCGGGCGCGGGTGCGATGGCGATGAACATCCTGACCCCCGCCTCAATAGCCCCACGCCAGCCAGAAATAACCGCTGGCCACGGTCTTGTTGTTCTGGATGGTGATGGCGGAGGTCGTCAGGGCGCCGATCGATCCGGCGTTGGCGCCCGGCGTGTCCGCCGTCACCAGGGCGCCGATTGGGGATGTCGAAAACGCCTGATCGAAGCTGATGGGGCCAGACGAAGACGAGCCGCCGATGCCGGTCGTGTAGCCCCAGTTGACGATCAGGTCGCCCACCGTCGTCGGGATGACCACATGGCCAAGCTGCGCGAAGTTCGCCGCGAGCCCCAGCAGGCCGACAACCTGAGCCGCCGTCAGGTCCGCGGGCGCCGCCGAACCGCCCGAGGCGTTGCCCTTCAAGGTCCCGGCCGGCGCATTGGCCATCTTGGCGTTGGTGACGGCGCGGTTGGCGATGGTCAGGGTTTGACCCGTCAGGTTGGCGGTCCCGTCGAAGGCGGCCGTGGTCCCGGTCACATCGCCCCCGGAAAAGCCGATGGTGCGCCCGGTCGTCAGCTGAGCGGCCGTCGCCGCCGACCCCGCCGACGTGGCATAGGCGGCGGACCCGGAAACATTCCCGGTCAGATTGGCGACGATGCCCCCAGAGACCGCGAGCGCGCCGGAAATCGTGCCCCCGCTGATGGGCAGCGCGGCCGAGGCCGTCTGCGCCGCGGCGAACAGATCCGTATCGATGCTGTCCAGGTCGCTGTTGATCTTGCCGCCCCAGCTATCGGAGCTGGCGCCCACCTCGGGCTTGGTCCAGCCATAGTTGGCGGTGGTTGTGTCGCCCATCAGACGTCGCCCGTGATGAAGTTGAAAGTGCCGCCAAGGCGCCCGCGCCGGATCAGCATGGGATCGGCGCCCAGGGTGCGGTCGTAGGTGGTGCGCAGCGCCTCTTGAATCTCGTCCAGGGCCCGGCGGAAAACCTGATCGAAGGCCTGCGCCCGCTCGTCGTTCTTCACATAGCCGCTGGCGTTGGCCAGGGCGCCGAACAGATAGGCGTCCGGATGGTCGGCCAGGATCCAGTTGGACGGGGCGGCGTCCGACAGCGGCGTGAACCCCGCCTGGAACTGCATGATCGCCGCATAGGTCTCGTTCGGAACCGGCCAGAACTCCAGCTGCGGCCCCACGGCCGTATAGAACCGGGGGGCGGCCGTCAGGCTCCCCTGCCCCGCCTTGCACGCGGCCATCTGCTCGGGCGTGATCTCCTCCAGCACCCGGCCCGCGCCGGAAGTGAGGCGCAGGGAGCGCATCATGCGAAAGCCCACAGGCTTGTCCACGAACGCCCCATTGATCTCATAGGTCTGGGTCACGAGTTGCAAACAGGTGCGCAGCTCGCGGTTCATGACCGCTTCGGCCAGGGCGATGCAGGTCGGGATCTCCCCAGCCAGATCGCTACGCCTGAGCCAGGCGCCCACCTCGGCCTGGAGGTCGCTATAGGTCGCAAGGGGCACGGCCGCCTCCGATGGATGTGAGGAAAACCCCGCTCACCCGGTCGGACGAGCGGGGAGGCGACCCTAGGACGTGATGCGGCAGGCCATCTGCGGGCGGATGGTCTGGTAGCCGTAGAAAACGTCGATCCGGCAGGGGAAGGCGTCGTTGTTGATGTCATAGGCGCGCACGATGCGCATCGACACCCCGTCGTAGACCTCGCGGGCGGTGAAATCGACGCCCTTGGGCATCACCAGGTCCGCCGTGGCGAAGGTGAAGGCGTCGCGGTGGAACGCCAGCTCCTGCTCATAGGCGGTCGAGGCCGACCCCACGACCGTGATCGCCGCGCTGTCCGCCGGCGAGGCGCTGACGTTCTGCTGCGCGCCCGAGGTCACGATGGCCGGGCTGATGGCCAGAGTCCCGGTCGTCGCGGTCATGGCCGTGTCGGCGGCCACCGCGAACTGTTGCAGGCGCCCGGTCACCGACTTGGTTTCCGGGTGCACCTCATACACCCCCGCGATAGTGAACGCCGTGCCATGAGCAAAGGTATTGCCGTTGGCGACGCCCTTGACGTTCAGGCTGGCGCCGGTCTGGGCGGCGCCATTCACCTGCACGCCCGTTACGGTACTGCCGTTGGTATGGGTCGGCACCAGGGGGTTCTCGTACCAGTCGAAGCCCGCCGTGCGGCCCATGGAGCCCTCGCGGTACTGCTCGCGGATGGCGCTGGAGTCCTGGAACAAGCCCTTCAAGGCATCGACGATGGTGGCCGTGGCAAGGGGCGACAGGTGCGCCGTGCGGTTGGCGTCCATCGGCGTCAGGCTGTTGTTCAGCCGCGCCCGCGCCTGCAGATAGGTCAGCAGGGTGTTGGGCGTGGTGCCGGGCGTGCCGACCTGCTGATAGACGTCCTTGTACATGGTCACCGCATCGGCCTCGAGCGAAGCCGCCAGCACCGCCATGGCCGGCTCCAGGATCCGCGTGGAAAAGTCGTCCAGGCTCAGGGTCAGTTCGGAGGACGAGAAATTGACGTCCACGCCCTTCTGGGTGGCGATCTGCAGCGAGACGCTCTGCTCGGTGATGTCCTGCGCCGCTAGGGTCTTGCCGGTGCGCACCGTATACTGGTTGGGCAGGCGGATGCGCAGGGTGTCGCCGATCTTGGCCCCGCTCTTGGCGAAGCTGTCGTCGTACTGGCGGTTGATGGCGCCGATGAAGGTCAGCTTGTTGTGCAGGACGCGCAAGG